ATATATCTATTATATTATAAAATGGAATTATCCCTTATTAAAGGTACACCCCTAGCAAGTTATACTAAATTAGGGAAAAAAAAGTTCATATATTCATCAGAAGATACGTGTGAAACCAATAAAAAATCAGCAATATTGATGGCGTCGCATCCTATATTGAAAAACTAATGAATGATAATAAAACAAGTCTAACTGATAATGAAATTAAGCTTATCGGTAAGTCTATAAAGACTAAAAATAAACCTGTTTCAAAAAAATTAGGAAAAATATATGACGATATTACCTTAGAAGATAAAAAATCCAAAATAATCAATATTGAAAATGGCGACGTAATGCCAGTGTTTAATCCCGATTGTGAGAGAGAAGTATTTTATGTTGCAGGTATGTCTGGAAGTGGTAAATCAGTATTCGCTAGTAAATTAATTAATAATTATAATAAATTATTCCCAAAAAATGCCGTATTTCTATTTAGTAATAAACCTGAAGATCCAGCACTTGATAAAGAAAAATTATTTAGAATTGGTTTAGATGATGACCTATTAAATGACCAGTTTGATTTACAAGATTTAAAAAATAAACTAATTGTATTTGATGATGTCGAAGCAAATAAAAATAAGTTTATTCAAGAGGAATTGGACAGGGTCAGAGATTTGATATTACAGCAAGGCAGATCATATCATATATCATTTATTTATATCTCTCACTTGTTGAATGATGGAAAAAAGACGAGAACAATTATTAACGAATCACATAAAATTTGTGTATTTCCAAAATATACAACATTTCACTCACTCTCGTATTGTTTAGAGAGATATCTAGGATTTAGTAAGCAAGATATCAAAAAATTAAAGGAATTAAAATCTCGGTATGCCTGTATTAGTAAATTTCCAGCAATGTCCGTCGTTCATTCCAACGGAGCATTTATTATTGATTAACCACTCCACAAGAACCTATTTGACCAGTATTTAGGTGTGGTTTCATCATTACTAAATCCATGTCGAGCAAAATATAATCTGCGTCTTTCGGGGTCATTATTGTCGAGATGTGAAAAGGCACGAAGTGGAGTTGTGTCACGGTATTGTCCATAACCTAATTGTCCGAAGTGTAATAGTTTGGGCTTTCCGTTTGCCATTACCCAAACAGAATATTTTTTATTTTTAGCCTTGCTTACAAATGGTTTATAAAACTCTTTCTCCACGAACATTTATTATATATATATATTAAAATATTATAATATATATATAATGGGTATTAAAAATGCTATTATAGATGTACTAAAAAAAATCAAATGTAAGTGCAAGTGTTTTGGATCAATAGAGGTGGAAATAAAGGGTTGTGATACACCTCCTGAAATAGAACCACATAGAGAAATTACCACTAATAATAACAATAACAATTTAAATGTGGAGAATAATATTGCTATTAATTCACCTAGACAATCGCCTAGACAATCACCTCATCATTCGCCTATGCTACACAGACCTTTACCAGTAATACCAAATGAATATGTTATTGTTGAATAATTGTTATTTATGAATTTAACAATTGTTTTCTCTGTTGATAATATTCTCTAGAACGTTGAATTCGGTCTGCTCTCATAATTGCTCTATATTCTTCCGAGTTATACGCTCGTACTTGGTTCAATATTGGGTTTAATTTATCAATCCATTCTTGTTCCAATTTCTGTTTTTCTAATATAGTTAAACCTTCTTTAAAATCAATTTGCGTGAAGGTAAAATTGTCCCAGCCTCCATGATCCCGAATATGACAATAAATATATTTATAATATTGTCTGCCTCTCTCATTAACACAGTCCCTACGATGTGCTAACTCTCTATTTCTGAGTTGACTGGCTCGTCCTACATAACACATCTCTCCATTATCAATTTGTTCTATTTTATAAATATAACATCTTCCAATTTTTCCAGTAGGCATTATTTAGGATATATAAATAACTAAGTAATCTTTAACTAATTTTTGAATAATTGTTATTTAGGATATTTATTTAACTAAATAGGTTATAAACTATTAAAAAAATGATTTTTAAAGTAAGGTCTGTATAATAAAAAAAGGGTTGGACTAAAAATAAAAGTTGAATCCCTCCTTTGAAACTTGTTTTTTTAGTAGTTTATAACCTATTTAGGAAAAAATACTTAAAAATAAAATATATTCTAAATATAAGTAAATGAATACTACTAATTCTCTTATATTTAATTTAAAAAGAACAATCTTCGCAAAAGATTTGATTAATTATAAAAAGAAGTCATTGTCTGCTTTATATAAATTATTTAATAACAAAAGTAAAACATTATATAAAAGTAAAACAAACGGATACTTATCATGTGCTGATAGACCCTATGTAGGCAACGATGGTTATAATAAAATAATTATTGCACTACGATATGACCGACATCCTGAAACAATTACAGAGTATAATAAAGATGAGTGTAAATTAGATAAAAAATATCATCAATTTTTATATACACTATTAATGTTGCCGAAAAATATTCGTGATACTTTGGAGGACATTGTTAGTGATTTTTGTAAAGTACAAGAGCCTGACAAATGGGCTAGAAGTGATAAACTACCAATTTTTTTAAATCGACGTAGCGTCGAAAAGAAGTTAGCAGATTTTATTGAAACACGACTGATTGAAGTGAATGAATATTATAAAACACTCATGGTTGGTTATGATGCTGAACTAGTACAGAAAGAAAAGATTAAAAAAAAATCTTATGAAATATGGGAATGTGAATGCGGAGGATATAAAGGTTTGTATGCTCATAGTAGTAGACATTTAAAGACACCATTACATATAAAAAGGTTAGAAGCAGTATTAAACGAGAGAGAAAATAAATTAACTAAATAGGTTATAAACTATTAAAAAAATGAATTTTAAAGTAAGGTCTGTATAATAATAAAAAGGGTTGGACTAAAAATAAAAGTTGAATCCCTCCTTTGAAACTTGTTTTTTTAATAGTTTATAACCTATTTAGGAAAATATAAATTAAGATATATTAAAATCTATTAATTATATTATTTTTAAAAGTATTTAGAAAAATAATATTCAGTATATATATAATGAGATACGGATGTCCTCTATGTGATTTTAAGACAAACTACATGGTTCAGTTTAGGAAACATCTCGATAATATACATCCCGAAGATGACGATAAACCAAACGAAAATATTAAAATTAATGAGGGTAGCAACACCCAACCTGCAGATACGGAAAGTATTGAAATGCTTAAACTTAAATTGGAAGTGATGGAATTAAAATTACAAATCGCAAATAAACCACTAGACGTACATACTAGCGAACACCTAGTTAAGGTCATTCATAATCCAATTCATTCTCTTGGTGGTAATTTAAATACTAATGATTTCTTATTTTTGAGAGAGATTGTAAATAATTCACATCGTAATATGGTATTAAATAAAGGTTTTATGACCGCTGTTATTGAAATACTAAATGAGAGTATTGAACGATATGGTGAAAAGCGGTTTTTTCCAATTGCTTGTACTAATAAGGTTAATCGTAAATTAATGTTTTATATGAGTGATGGTGGATGGACTGCAGACAATTCTGTTAATAAATATCTCCATAAAGTAATATGTCGTATCGGACAAATTCTCTGTAATTTTAATGAGGACGACGAAGAGGATGTTCGATGGATGAAAAATAAAGAGCATTGGCTTATACTAGTAAACGCTTGTTTTGCGTGGGATCTCCCTGAGTCGGAAGTATATTGTAAAAAAAAAATAGAACGAGCAGTTTGCGAGTTGTTATATGTTGTTAATAATTAGAAATAAATAACTCATTTCTGTCTGCTTGTCCTACCCATTTTAATTCTGTATTTTTATCTATTTTGTGTCTATCTGAACCTTTAAATAATACATTTTTAATTTTGAAACCTTTAAAAATACGTCTTATATTAGGACTATCATTTATAGACATAAGAAATTTACCCTTTATGTTTCTCAATATATTACTCATTTCCTCCATATTGATGCTGTCGTGTTCATATAATTTATCACTGTCCTCATAAGGCGGATCTAAATAAAAAAATGTATCTTTACTATCTGTTTTTTTAATGACTGTCTTATAATCCTCTGATAAAATTGTAGTATTTTTCAATCTCTCTTTATATAATTCTATATCTCTAATTTTAGAGTAATGGGTGGATGGATTATAAATAAATCCTTTGTTTCTAAATCCAAATGTATTGCGTGATAAGTATAATTTTTTAAGTAATTTCTGTGCTTTAGTTTTTGCAGGTTTATTTATAAATGCTTGTATTCGTCTTACTGTTTCGTCCGATATTTTTTTGATTTTAGTGTTGCCTACTTTCTTTACTGCGTCCTTTAATAATTCTTCTTCCGATGGTGCGTCTTTTAATAACCTATATCCCTCAATTATATTTTTATCTAGGTCATTTATATATTCTTTGCGTGATGGCGGTTTAGCAAAATACACTGATCCACCACCTATAAATGGCTCGACATATATTGTATGTTGTGGAATTAATTTTAATATTTTTGGTACTAATTGTCGCTTACTACCAATTCGTCCGAAAAATGCTGGGAGATATGGCATCGTATTATATATAATAATAAAATAAGTATTTCATAAAAAAAATTATTCTATTTATTTATTATTTTTTATTTATTTATTTTTTATTTATTTTTTATTTATTTTTTAACGCCATCCCAGTCAATGCTTCCACCGCATATCCCGTCAACGTCGCCATCTCTCTCCACGAATGTGCGTGTATTTTCGTCCCACATCATATCGCTATCAAATGCGACTTTCAATAGGTCGTCCTTATTTTCGTCCGTGCCGTAATTCATAATGTCGACGCTGAACTGCCATATAAGGTATTCCATAATTTCAAATGCTGGCGAGTCCACATCAACATCTACATCAGCATTATGCCGTATTGCGTGAGCGAACATTGCGTTGCGTGAGTTTATGGTGTGGCGGTCAGCAATAACGCCGTCTGAGAATGTATTAGTCGCCATTGTATTATGGTGTGCTGGTATTATGCTGTGATGACGTTATACATTTTAGAAAAAAAGCATTTCAATTTTTTTTTAAAATGGGTAAAAATAAAAAAAAACTATTCTATTAATTAACCTATTTCTCTCAATGTAATCTATTCTAACCGTAATTTTTGTATAATATTTATTTTTTTTCAAGGGGACATACTTTTTGGTGTAGTCGTGCTTTAAGTTTCATTTGACTTTTATTGTTAGATACACACTGCCAACCACATTCACATTATATTAATTAACATAAGAATACTATATTATATATAGTATTTTTTTACAAGACACAAAAGGAGATTATAGTATATAATAGTATCTATAAAAAGGAACAAAAGACACAAAAGACACAAAAGACACAAAAGACACAAAAGACACAAAAGACACAAAAGACACAAAAGACACAAAGGACACGCAGGACACGCAAGACACGCAAATTTATAAACTTTTTCACGGAGGATTTTGAAAATCAAAAAGTTTATAAATTTGCGTGTCTTGCGTGTCCTGCGTGTCCTTTTGTGTCCTCTTTCCTTGCCCTTCTCTTGAAAATATATAGAAATATTAATATTTCATTATATTAATTAACATAAGAATACTATATTATATATAGTATTTTTTTACAAGACACAAAAGGAGATTATAGTATATAATAGTATCTATAAAAGGAAAAGGAAGGAAAAGGAAGAATAGGAAGAAAGCGACGGAAAGCGACGAAAAGCGACGAAAAGCGACAAAGCGACGCAAGCGACGCAAATTTATAAACTTTTTCACGGAAGGATTTTGAAAAATCAAAACTAATAAAAAAGGGTGCGTCGCCGTCGCTTTGTCGCTTTTTCGTCGCTTTCATATTTTCTAAAAATTATAATATTTCATTAACACTCAAAATCCTCAACTTCCTCTACATCATTCACCAATCTAATATTAAAATAAACCCCAACCTTCTTGTTAAACATTTTAGTTCTATCATAAATAATTGGATTATTTAATAACTTCATTCTTTTTAATTCTGTGCGGAAGGCACTTTGCTCTATTTTTTGCTCTTTCAATAGCAAGTCCATATCACTTTTTGTAATCCACCAAAGACCAAAATAAACTTAAATTAAACTTAAATTAAACTTAAATTAAACTTAAATTAAACTTAAATTATCGTTTCCTTCCCAATAGGAAAACATTTCCTTCTCTTGCGTTTCTTAAACTTTTAAGGAAATATCCTTGTTTCTCTATATTCCTATGTTCTTCTTATTATTATTTTTCTTTTTTAGAAAAAAAATAAAAAAATATAGAAAGGAAGAAAGGAAGAAAGGAAGAAAGGGGTCAAAAGGGTCATATTTTGCCTCATCTCGTGATGATTATACAAAAAGACCTCAAAAAAAAGTGGAAAGTGAGCCAAGAACCTAAACAGGGGCAAAATATGACCCTTTTGACCCCTTTTGACCCTTTTGACAAATCCTTTTTTAAAAAACATAAATAATTAAAAAATAATTTTATTTTGTTTGTAAATAATTTTGGTGTTTTTTAGTTTTTAAATGTGAAGATTTCCTATATTCTTTATAGCGTGTTCCACATTCACAATTAATATCTTTGTCGCGTTTTAATTTGTTTATATGGCGAAGTAATGCTTTATTATTAGCACATTCTTTTATCTCACGCTCTGCTCTTTCTGCTCGTTCTCCATCTGAAAATGATACAGGATTTTATTTCCTACAAAGGAGTTGAGGTTTTCATCTTTCTGTTTAAAGTCTAATACCTTCATACATTCCCTCTTGAGATCGGCTGTATTAAGCCGTTTATCTGCGATAATCTTATCCATCTTATTTTGTAATGACCTTACATATTTTAGATAAAAAGCGTTTCAATTTTTTCCTAAATTAATAAATAAATAAATAAAATAGTTTTTCTTCAGAGTGCTTAATAAATTATTATAAATTATTAAGCATTTCATTAATAATTATATATAATTATAATGCTTTTGCTATATAAAATTAATTTTATATAGTAATCCCTTAAAGATTTATAATAAATTATTTAGATTATCTATATAATTTATCTCAATAATAATTATTTAGAACCCAATTAATAATATAAAATAAATTATTTAGTATCAAATGAAACATTATTCTTTATTAATTAATAAAAGGGAGGATTCTCCCCAATTGATTTATATAATTTGTAGTAATATATTGATTATGTTTTAATATGACATGTTTTTTTAATGCATTACGTGTACTTTTCATTTCACAATAAGGACAATTGATAATTTCTTTTGCACGAGCTTTTTTCTCTAAATAAGTCAGCTGGTTAGATTTACTGATATTCATTAATATTATGACATATTTTTTTTTTATAATATATCATTATATATAAATGACGGTAATTATTCCAGCTGAAGAAGGACATATTTATTATGATTTAAAACTTTCTAACCCAACAATTACAACATCTGATGGTTCGTCTATTCCTTTCTATGTAAAGGATAATGCTTCTCGTATATTAACAAGACAAGATACATATAAAATGGCAATTACTGGATTTCAATTAGATTTAGACATTCCATTAATGGTTATTCCGATAGAAGAGGGAATAAATCAAAATAACCGTAATCTTACTATATATAGTATAGCTATGAGAGAACTTACTGAGAGTGGTACTCAAGTTGCTTTTGAAGTAGCACCAGTTATTTTTATACCTGAAAATAGTAAATCAAATCCTCCACCTCCTCCATCACAAAATAATGGTGTTCAAGATTTAACAACTGACTATTATACATATCAGTCATATCAGAGTTTCTTAGATATGATAAATGCAACTATTAGAGATTTAATATTTCAAGGCGGATGGGCGGAAAGATTTGCAGGGGTTCCTGTTCGATATCCTGTATTGGAATATGATAATGGTCTATTTAAAATTAGATATTCCGGAGAATGGGTATCCGATCAAACCACTTATAATATTGGTGTCAATAAAATGGTACTAGAGTTTAATGCTCCATTAAAACATTTATTTTCAGGGTTCAAATACACACGGCTTAACAATGGAACTCTATATAGCGACCATCACTCATATTATCAAATAAATCTTAAAGATAATGAATTTTCAGGTGCAGCCGATAAAATAGGTGATTCTTCAGTCAACCCTGAAGGACTAACAACTATTTTATCATTAACACAAGAGTTCGACACAAGATTTCGTTTTAATAGTATAAGCAGTATTATTATTACAAGCGATTATATTAAGGTAAGACCCGAGTATTATCCATCTGTAAAAAATCCAAACGAAATTATAGATATTAATAACAATTTTAACACACCTTATAAAAATATTATAAGTAGTTTTTCATTTATAGACCAAGCAGGTAATGTCAGTTGGCAAGAACAGCAGTATTATGTTCCGTCTGTATTGAAATTTATAGATTTAACAAGTTCGGATAGTTTAGATGTAATTGACGCAAGGGTATATTACCAATTAAAGAGAGGTGGATTAATACCAGCTCGAGTACCTGTTGGATCACAATCAACTATTCGGTTCTTATTTAGAAAAAAAACAGCATTCGCTGATTAAAGGAATTCCCCAAATTATATATATTTTCATTTATTTTTTTATACATCTGTATATAAAACTAAATGTCATTAAACTTTACTAATTCAATTGATCCACGACTACAAGCATTATCCCTATCACAAAATGAGATGGTTTATGAAATACCTCAGGGTGTCGCATTTACTAACAAAGTAGTCCAAAAAGCAAGCCATGTATCAAATCAGTCAGTAAGTTTTAATTTTAATGCTCCAAATAAAAATACACTTATTGACAGACGATTTTATT